CAATGTATTCTCTGATAATGCATGGTTTGGAAGAAATCCTGAAACATATATACCCCATGTCTTAGGAGAAGAATCTGAATTTGGTTATAATATATCAGTCATAGCGCAAGCACACTTAAGTAGAAAAACAAACTTAACTACCACTGATTATAGATCCGGAATTAATGACGCGTATGATGAACTAAACAAATATTAAAATGGCTAAATCTACGATAAATCCTACGGTATATAATCAACTCTATAGAAATCAAGTAAATAGAGGAGAGCAGACTAGAGAGGACGATGATTACATTAAGATTCCTGAAATTACAATATATGATGTAGATTACTCTATACTTCAATACATTAGAAATAACATCAAACCTGAAGTTCAAGATAGAGATAGAATGATTGATGTTCCTGTGATGTATGGTAGCGGAGAACTCTGGTCTCAAATTCAATCAAATGGTTTTATGCGAGACGAAAAAAACAAACTTCTTTGTCCTGTAATTACATTATCTCGGACAAGAATGGAAGAATATAAAGCCTTCGCTAAGTTAGATGTAAACAACAGAGTTTCTAGCAGGGTATATTACAGAGATGTGTACACTCAAAATAATGCCCGGTATGGATCTAACAATAGGGGCAATACAGATTTACCACAAAAAGAAGTCTACATATCTCTAATTCCTGAATACTACTATGTGTACTATGATTTAAGCATTTGGACAGATTTTAATGAACAGTTAAATAAAGTAATAGAGCAATTTATACCTGTCAATAATTTTGTGTGGGGAAATGATTATCAATTTGTTACACACATCGAAGATTTTACATTTTCCGCAGTCAATATATCAAAACAAGAAAGAATTGTAAAAGCATCTACAAGATTAAGAGTATTAGCTACACTCATGCCGGCATTTGTAGAGAGAAAATCATCTATTCAAAAAGCATTATCTATTAAAAAGGTAGCAATGTCAGAAAGATTAACGTAATTTCATATTTTTTTAATTGTTTGAGATTTTTAAAACATATTTATAACAAATGAGAATTTATTAATAATTCTTGGTATAATATTTAATTGACAAAAACAAAAAAATGGCAGAAAGAATAGTCAGTCCTGGCGTATTTACAAGAGAAAAAGACCTTAGTTTTTTACCTTTAGAAATACAAGCTATAGGAGCGGCGGTTGTAGGTCCTACTTTAAAAGGACCCGCGTTCGTTCCTTCTACAATCTCCTCTTATGAGGAATACCTTAGAGCTTTTGGTGGAGCCTTTAGTTCGGGTTCTGGTACATCCGAAAGACAGTACAAGTTCTTAACAGACTATGTAGCACAAGAATATTTGAGATATGCTGAAAATTTAACCGTAGTTAGGGTACTAGCCGGTAATTATCAGTACGCAAGTTCAAATGTAGTAACTAGAGGCGCTTATGCTGCTGCTCCTGCTGGTATTAAGACTCGATTAACAGGCTCTTACTTTACAGCCGCTCAACAAACTTTTAAACTCACTGTAGTATCTCCGGGTAATTATGTAAATACATCACTGACTTCTATTGCCTCTAATAATGGAATAGGAAACCCTAATGATGACTCTACAGGAGGAGTGTTGAACATAGGAAACAGAGAGAATTTAAGATGGGAAGTAAGAGACGTTAACACTGATTTAGGTACTTTTGATTTGTACATAAGAAGAGGAGACGACAGACACAACAGAAAAGTAATTGTAGAGCAGTACAATGATTTAACTTTAGACCCTAACGATACTAACTACATCGGTAGAGTTATCGGAGATCAAATGTACACATTAAGGTATGATTCTGATGGTATTCCTTTCTTGCAGTTAAGCGGATCTTTCCCTAACAGATCAAGATATATCCGAGTAGAGGTATTTAAAGAAAATTATAACTACTTAAATGAAAATGGACAGATAAGAGTTGCTGCATTCTCTAGTAGTTTGCCCGCTGAAGTATCTGGTACTTTCTCCGGAGGTTCCGATGGATATGTAAAACACCCAAGATCATTCTTTGATAAAATTAGTGGACAAAACAGCCAGGGATTCAATTTAGATGATTTAGCAGGCGGAGCTTCTGGTTCAACTGCTTATATGGATGCTATTGACATTTTAGCCAATGCAGATGAATATGATATCAACATGTTACTCATGCCTGGAATTATTGACGGAGTAGGTGAACAACATGGTGAAATTATAACAAAAGCGATTGCCATGATTGAAAATAGAGGAGATATTTTCATGGTGATTGACCCAACTAGATACGGTGATACTATTGGACAAGCTATAAACGCAGCCTTAGCAAGAAATACTTCTTATGCTGCTTACTACTATCCATGGGTACAAATAGCTGACGCTGACTTAGGAAGAAATGTATGGGTTCCACCATCCACTGTAGTATCAGGAGTTATTGCATTCAATGACTACGTACAGTTTCCTTGGTATGCTCCAGCCGGTTTAAATAGAGGTGCCATTGACGTAGCTCTACAGGCAGAGAGAAAATTAACTTTAGGAGATAGAGATAGACTTTATACTTACAATATTAATCCTATTGCTACTTATCCAAGAGAAGGTGTAGTTGTATGGGGACAGAAGACTTTACAGAAGAAAAGATCTGCACTTGATAGGATTAACGTAAGAAGGCTATTAATCACTGCTAAAAAATTCATTGCATCATCTTCTAGGTATCTAGTATTCGAACAAAATACAAAAGAAACAAGACTTAGATTCTTAAGTATTGTTGAACCTTACTTGGAAAGCGTTAGAAGAAATCAAGGTTTATATGATTTTAGAGTAATTATGGATGAATCCAATAATACTCCCGATGTTCTTGACAGAAATGAGTTAAGAGGTGCTATTTATTTAAAACCTACTAGAACCGCGGAATTCATAATCTTAGATTTCTTTGTGTTACCTACAGGAGCTTCTTTCCCTGGTGATACAGAATAAACAAAAAAAATAGACTAAAATGGCATTTATAAACTCCCCATTTAAATATTTTAACCCTAAGCAGCAGATGAGATACGTCCTCTATATCAATGATAGAGGAATGGACATCCCTACTTATATGGTTAAAACAGCGGATAGACCCTCGCTAGATCAAAATCCAGTAACTGTAGATTATATCAATACAGAATTTAAGGTTAAAGGTAAATCTAGGTGGCAAGATATCTCTGTAACATTATATGACCCAATTGAAGTAAACGGTGCTAGACTTCTGCACGACTGGATTAGTAAACTTCACCATAACTCCGGATTACTCCAACCTGGCACAGGATTAGTAACCCCGGGAGAAGATGGATATATCTGGGAATATAAGAGAACATTAAGATTTGAAGCGGTTAGTCCTCATGGAGATGCTGTAGATCAGTTCCTATTATACGGAGCTTTTATTGCAGATGCTAAGTGGGGCAACATGGATTTATCTTCGGATGATTTAAACATGTTGGATTTAACTATAACTTATGATTACGCAACCATGCCAGCTGTACAGAATGCAAATGTGCTGGTTCGTGACGTAGACGCATCGGTACCTGTAACAAGACCTAACGCAGGGTAATTATTAATAAACCACAGAGGTGCATAAATGCACCTCTGTGCTTATAAAATACACATGGCATTTACACACAAACCTTTTAAGTATTTTAATCCAAAGCAGCAAATGCGCTTTGAGTTATATATGCAGGCAGATCCTTTTGGTCCTTTTTTTCCTACGTATGCCATAAAATCAGCAGAAAGACCTACTTTAGAGAATAATCATATCACAGTAGATTACATAAATACAGAATTTCACGTTAAAGGAAAATCAAGATGGCAGCCCATAACAATACGTTTTTATGATCCAATTGAAGATAATGGTGCCAAAATGTTACATGATTACATTAATAACTATCATCACAATTCCGGCACAACGGGAACATCTTTTAATCTTTTAACTCCGGGAGAAGATGGTTTTATACATGAATATAAAAGAACATTATATTTAAGATCATTATCACCTCATGGAGATGTCATGGATTCTTTCGTATTAGTAGGAGCATTTTTTGATTCTATTAAATGGGGAGAATTTGACATGTCTAGTGATGATTTAGTATTGATGGAAGGAACAATAGTATATGATTATGCCATGGTTAGAGGTAGTAAAGTAAAACTTCCTGATGTTGAAGGACCTGGATTAGATGGCGGAGGCGCTAATTTCGGAAAGCAATTAGGAGATGCAGCTATAAATATTGGAAAAGGTGCCGCTCAAGCACTTGCAGGAGGTGCGATAAGTGCACTAGGTAATTTGATTGGCGGTGGTGGAGGTGGTGGCGGAAGGAACTAGTTTTCCTTGTTTTGTATTAATTTTAAGTTTTTAGTATATTTATTATAAAAAGAAATGGCTAAATCTACGCCCATATTTAGACAGAAAAAAATAGACAGATCAGTAGCTATAGATACTACGGGTGCTTCTGAATATACTCAATACAGACCTTTTGCCTACTTTGAACCTAAATTAAAAAATAGATTTGTCCTCTACTTAGACGTACAAGGAATATATATACCTAGTTATTTAGTAAAATCAGCCACTAAGCCTGGATTTACCTACGATAATATAGAATTACAGTACATTAACACAAAGACAAACTTTAAAGGTAAGATGACATGGGATCCTATAGAGATAGTACTATATGACCCTGTGGCAGCACATAGATTTTCTCCTAGAGCAGCTAATAATCCTTTTGTAGACCCTTTATCTAGCTCAGAGGAAGTGAGTAACGATTCTTCTGTTTTAATATACGAGTGGATACTAAATACGCACTCAAACTATATAGGAGGCAGAGAATACGCATTAGAAACATACAAGAAAACATTAGTGTTAGAAACATTAATGCCTAGAACAAATATACAGTCCGAAAGATGGGAAATACATGGTGCGTATGTTTCTGCGGTAAAGTGGGGAGATTTAGATTTATCTGACGATTCTTTATCTACTTGCTCTATAACAATTATGTATGATTATGCGTTAATAAAAGACGCTAACGAACGAAAGGTTCTTCCATATAACGGAGATTCTATTTTTAATAAAATAAAACCCGAAAGTATAATACCTGCGTCATTAAGAGGACAAGGATTAGCATAAAATTAAACAAACATAAATATTATGAAACCAGACAGAGAAGTTACATTTAATCAAAGTCCTAGTGAAGACGGTATGGAAATTCCTATTCCGGTTATTCCAACTGTCCCTCAAGGACTAAATCAGACTACATTATTAGTAGATTTACCATCTAGAGGTCTTTTTTACCCTAAAGAAAACCCTCTATCCTCGGGTCAAGTAGAGTTAAGATACATGACAGCTAAAGACGAGGATATTCTAACCAACCAAAATTATATCATGCAAGGAACGGCTATTGAAAGAATGTTCCGCAACTTGCTTGTATCAGAGATTGATTGGGATGATTTATTAGTCGGAGACAAGAATGCCATTATGATTGCATCTAGGATTGCAGCTTATGGGGACGAGTACGTAATCCAAGTTACCACGCCGTCAGGCAATACACAAGACACAACAATCAATTTAAGTGAATTAAAACCTAAACCGATTGACGAATCCGTATTAGTAACTAAGAATAGCAATTTATTTAAGTTAACTTTACCTAAATCTAAAAAAGAAGTCCATGTTAAGTTATTAACAGGAAAAGAAGATAAGGAAATTGATGCTATCGTTAAATCTTACGAAAAAGTAGGAAAAGATCCGGGCTTATTAACATTGAGATTAAAGCACATGATTGTAGCTCTTGATAATAATGTTGACTTAGTGTACATTAGAAACTACATTGACACAGATTTACTAGCAGCAGACAGTAGAGCTATCAGATCTTTCTTAAGTAAAATCCAACCGGATGTAGATTTTAACGTAGAAGTGATAGACCGGTACACCGGGGAGCCATTTCGCACTCCAGTGGTTTTCGATGAAAGATTTTTTTGGCCTGACCTCGAGAGATAGACAGTACATATATGAAGAAGTTTTTCAACTAATTCATTATGGAAAAGGATTTACATATAATGATTTGATGGACATGCCTATATTTATTAGAAAATTCTTTTACAATAGATTATTAGAAGCTTATGAAGAGAGAAATGAAGCAAATAAAAAAGCATCCAAAAAATCAAGAAGATAGAATGAAAGAAGTTAGGGAGGGGATTCTCTCCTACCTTTTTTCATTATTAGCCATCCCTACACAATTAAAAATGGTGGGTAGAATGTATAATGCTGCAAAGGAAGATGAGAAATTAAAAAATCTAAGAGCTCAAAGATTACAACGTCTGCAATCTCTAAAACATGATTCTGATTCTAATAACAGACATTTTAGAAAATTAAAATAAAAATAAATATCTAAAATATATAAAATGAATAAAGCTAATTTAGGTCATTTAAAAAATTTATTAGGATCAACTAAAGGTGATTTAGGAAAATTGAAAAAAAACTTAGAAGATGGCCACAAAGAACTAAGAGAATTAACAGAGAAAACAGAAACTAATTATGAAAATCAGTTAAAACAAGTAAATGCAATCCCGCAAACTAGAAAAAGCGTAGATAAATATCTTAGAGGATTAAAGATATTGATAAATGAAGAGGATAGGAAAAAAGATATTGCTCTATCTAGTATAGATTCAGCTATAGAAACTATAGATAGTGTTATACAAAAAATTGAAGACGCAAATAAACTTACTACTAAGAAGGAAGAGGAAAAAAGAGGTCAAATAATACAAGAAATAACAGGTGCTATACCTTCCTTGATAGAATTTATACAAACTGTATTCACTAATTCTAATTATTTAGTACATAGAGCAAACACAAATGCTTATTTATTACATGAACAACCTATTTTAAAAGACCAAGGTATTCAATTTGCAGAGCCACAATATTATCTACAAGGAATACAAAGTACTCTAGGAAACCCTAAAGACGCAGGTAGTCTGTCTTCACAAATTAATAAATTAAAAACTGACGTAGGAAAATCAGGTAATATTCTAGCTAACGAGAAATCAAAAGGATTTTCCTTTAGCAAGCAAAACTTAGAAGCACAACAAAAAATAGATAAACAAAAAGCTTATGAGGCTGCTCTAAGAGGAAAACTTCCTAATATACAAGAAAGTGAATTATCAGATGCCGTTAAGGCATCTATTTCTTTTATAAAAGCACAAGAACCAAAAATAGATTCTGGAGAGCAATCCGATAATGAGCGAGAAATCAAGAAAAAAATAGAAGATACTTTTGGAGTATTAGCCCCGGATATAATAAAATATGCAGCTTCAGGTAATAAGAAAAAAAATATAACTTCAGGAAAAGAGTTATATCAGCAAATTAAACAAACAAGAGGATTTGGAGATAGACCTGAAATAGATTCTATTGGGGAAGAGATGAAAGCTAGATTTCTTAAAAATAGAGAAGCAAAATTTAAACCTAGAGATACGTCTGCTTTCGAAACGACAAATCTTGAAAATGTACAGCCTAAAGATGAATCCGGAGGAGGGTCACAATCACCTATTGAAGAGGTTAAGCCTAAAGTTGAATACGGAGGAGGGTCACAATCACCAGGAGAAGTATCGGATGAAATGCTTAAAATAATTGAGCAAGCGGTATTTAATGGAACTGCTAGAGCTTTTAGTCAATTTTCAAATTCTCCGATAAGCGCGCCATCTGAATTTAGTGATTCGGCAATAGATAAGATAGGAAATACAGTTTATGAAGCAATGAAAAAAGCTTTAGACTATTATTCTGCATCTCCTGCTTTAAATATGGTTTTATTTGGAATAGACCCATCTGTTATGAAGTTATTAAAAGACGAGTTAGGAGGTCTTTCTAGTACAGGGGGCGGAACAGGTGATATGGATAAATTAGCCGAAGAATTAAGAAAAAGTAGAGAAAGTAATGAAAACCTAGCTAAAATGCAAGAAGCTAGAAGAAAAAAAGCAGCAGCAGAAAAAAGAAAAAAAGATAAAGAAGCAGAAAAGGAAAAAAAGAGAATAGCAGATCCTAATTCACCCGAAAGTATAGCTAAAAAGAAAAAAGAAGCCGACGCAGCAGAAAGAGCTCAAAAGAGAAAAGATAAAGAAGACCCTAATTCACTAGAAAATATAGCAAAAGCAGAAGAAAAAAAGAGGAAAGAAGAAGAAAAAAAAGCTAAAGAAGATAAAGCAAAGTTAAAAGCCGAAAGAGAAGCAGACCCCTTTAGAAAAAGATTAAAGACAATATTTAAAGAAGGAGAACAAGAATTAACTTTTTTATACGCTAAGACAGATGCTTTTGCAGGATGGATTCCAGGATTTAACGACGCTATATTAAAAGCTAGAAAAAGTGCTTTAGAAACTTTACGAGAAGGGTACGAAGCATTTGATAAAAAATATGCGGCATCTGGTAGCGCATTTAAAGGTATGTGGGCGTCACTAAAAGCAATGTACAGCGTATCACCTTTCACCGTTATAGTAGCAGGATTAACAACCATAGGGATACTTTTAGGTAAAACAATTTTTAATGCAGCTCAAAAAGTAAATACTCAAATAAAGGAAATAGCAGCAGAATTAGGAACATCAAATAGACAATCCTATGAGATGTTTAAAAATGCTATGAATGCTCAAACTCAATTTGAAAATTTACATGCTAGCTTAAGAGATGTTATGGATGCTCAAAAAGGCATTCTAGGAGATTCTGGCATTTTATTAAGAACAAATGATAAAGCATTATCTGCCATAGCTGACAATGCAAAAAATATAGGATTGTCTGTAGAATCTGCCGGTGCATTTTATGAGAATTTAAGAATGAAAGGGGCGGGTGATACTGAGGCGAATAATGTCATGACTGCATCACTAGAACTTGCAGATAAAAGAGGATTTTCTCCCCAATCCATAGTAGATGATATAGCTCAAAATGCTGAATTTGCATCAAAATATTTTTCTAAGATTAAGACAGATTCTAAATCTGCTCATAGAAATTTAATCGAAACTAATATACAAGTAAAAAACTTAGGATTAAATTTTCAGAAGGCATCTAAAATGACACAGCATCTATTGTCATTTGAGCAAAGCATTACAGCAGAAGTTGAAGCATCTGTAGCATTAGGTACGCATGTTGATATTGGAAAAGCTAGAGAATTGCTTTTACAGGATGATGTTGCCGGAGCTATGACAGAAATGATGAATGCCATTCCGGGAGGGTATGAAGGATTTCAAAAACAGGATTTTGCACAAAGACAATTATCTGCAAATCTTTTAGGATTAGAGGTATCAGAACTAGAAAGAAGTTTATATCTTCGAGAAAAAATAAAACTGAGTAATTCTGAGGATTTAGAATTAGCCATGAGACATGATGACTATTTGAAAAAAATAGCAGGAACAAATGATGAACTTTACAGAACAGAATTAAATAAAGTACAAGCTGCTGAAAGATATAATACATCCATAGAACAACTATCAGTATCATTTAGGTACGCTTTAGCCCCTGTTTTAGAAGCCGTAGTACCTGTAGTTGATTTATTAGCAAGTGCCATACATAAATTCGGAGAGTTAGTAAAAAAATACTTAGGCGGTATTACTGGAGCTAATTCTGATGCTGCAATAGGGGGTGGAGGAATAAAAACCCCTGATATGTATCAAATGGGAGGAGGCGCTCTCATGGCAACCGTTATGGGAGCTAAAGTATTAGAAATGATAAAAGGACCTGTTGGAAAACAAATAGGAGGTGTTATAGGTAAAGCAAGGGAAGGTTATGATACATTAACAGGAACATTAGGCACAAAGACAAATCCTATGTATGTTGTATCTCTCGGAGGCAGTAATCAAAATAGTGGAGGTAATTTACTTGATAATTTAACAGATGGGATAGATACAGGAACTAGTAAAAATAAAAAAGGACGATTAACCAAAAAAGGTTTACCGGATAGAAGATTTAAAGCAAACAGATTGCCATCAACTCCTACAATTAAACCGGGATTATTTAAAAGTTTTGAAAATAATTTAAAGAACTTTAAAGCGGGAAATCTAATAAAGAGCGTAATAAAAACAGGGGGGTTTACGTCAGCTATTTTTGCAGGATTAGATTATATGAATAGAAAAGAATCGGGACAATCTACTGCGCAGGCTGCCGCGGGCTCCATTTCAGGAGCTTTGGGCAGTTTGGGAGGAGCTGCATTTGGAGCCGCTATTGGCACCATGCTATTACCCGGAGTAGGATCTGTAGTAGGAGGGCTTTTAGGAGCGTACTTTGGAAATACTGCTTCAACCTCTATAGTAGATTCTCATTTTGATAAAAATAAATCATCTTCTTTTACAGGAGGTTATGGTATTTACGCGGGTATGGGTTTGAACACTGCTGGATCAATTGTTGCCAATAATAAGCCAAAAGCAACTGGAACTCCTGTAGAGACCTCTATGGTTGATATGACTCCTACTACTTTTAAATCACCTACAAATAGTTTGTCAACTATTTCTCCTAATTACGGAATGACATCAAATATAGCTAGAGAATCCGTAATGATTAATAAAGTAAGCAAAAGCGTAGCCTCGACTGCTTTAGTGCAAAGTACTCTTAAGGAAAAAGAAAAAACGGATGACGCCCTAATAAAAGAGGCTCAAGAACAAACGAAATTAATGCAGGAAATGATAAAAAGATTAAATCAGCCGGCTTTAGCCTTTTTTAATGATGAGGGAAGAAAACAAACAGCGAGTTATATTAGAGTTAAAGGTACACCATAAAATAAATCACACCCATGGTATTTCCAGTAGATGCAAAATCAACAATAAATTCTTCAGCAGGAGGCAGTCTATCTCTAAGAGATAGAAAAAAACCATTTACTTTTAAATTTCAGCGAATATCTGCTGGATCCGTTAAAAATGGCAACGAAATACTATTAATGGCATACATAAATACTATATCTGATTCATCTAGCCCTGAATGGGATGAAAGGTTGGATATAGGACGAGCAGATGCAAAAATATTATATAAAAGTTTTAGTAGAACTATATCTTTGTCTTTTACGGTCGCAGTAGAGAGTGAGGTAAACCCTCTATATAATATGACAGAAGACCCTTTAGACTTTAGGCTATCTCTAAAATCTAATAATAGAACTAGAGATGCTTTTGAGAAATCTAGAATTTTAACAGATCCACCGACAAGTAATTTAACTAATATTAGAGGAGAGCAGGGAGTTAGTATTGGCGGCTCAATACAAAGAGCTTCGGGTACTGAGTACGCTACAAGAGACGTATCGATAAACTTAAATGATGCCTCTAAAACATCTACATTATCTACAAGAGTAGCTAACATTACATACCCCAATATCACATCCGGAATAAGTATAGACTCTGTCACTGCTAAACTTAATGAATTATCTAAACTTGCACTTCCTGTATATAACGGACCGTTTGTTGGTTCTTATGTTAAGTTTAGTATAGGTAAACTATATACAGAAGAAATGGGTTACATAAAAGGATTAACTTTTGATTGGGATAATTCACAAATAGTATGGGACGAAGATAAAGAGTTACCTATGATTACAAATGTTTCTATGGAAATTGGATATATAGGTAAAAGAAAACCTCAAGTGGCATCAAACTTTTTTGGATAATGAATAGATACGAAAACATAACCACTGTAATTAAAGAAGAATCAGGTGTTAGAAGGTATAGCACTACATATTACTACAAGATACCCTTCAAGACTAGTGATTTTTTTATATATGCTAAAGCAGGAGATAGACTTGATTTATTAGCCAACGATTACTACGGAGATCCTAGATATTGGTGGATACTAGCTAATGAAAATGACATAGGAAAAGGGTCTATTGTACCTCCTATTGGGATAAGATTAAGAATTCCATATCCTTTAGATGATTTAGAATTAGAACAATTAAAAAATGAATCAATAAATGGCACCCCCTTTTAGAAGAAAAATACCGGATTCTGTAAAAAATGTTCTTGGTAGCAGACTTAACCTTTACTCAAAAGGTAATACAGAGAATTATTACAAACCAAAAACAAGAAATACAGCATATTGTACTATAAAAAAACAAGGAATAACTGTATCTACAAGAGAAGACACTTTTACGCAAACTTATAGCCCTAGATCCCTTAAACCTAGACCCAATTTATTACGAGCCGAAATAGAAAGAATAGGACACGATGCGTCCTTAGTAAATCTTTCTATGAGAATAAGGGGAACTATTGAAGTTTATACTCTGTCTGACTTTATAAGATACTCTGAAGTTTTTTGTATTAACGACCCTAAAAATCAATTATCTATAACAATGGCTTATGCCGCTCCTTTTGACGGATGCCCTTCCTATACAGTTTCAGGATGTTATATAGCTTACGGAACCTGGCAAACTACAAATGAAAATTATTACCAGTTATCTTTTGAGGCTATAGGACCGGGAGAAGTTTTTTCTTCCGTTGATATTGGATTTAGTGGAATATGGGATAATGCTAAACTTTATTATAAACATAATAAAACTTTTGATAGTAAAGTTGTAGAATCCCAAGTTAACGGATATTATGAATTGATGTTATATGATGCTCAGAAATCAGGAGCCACCTTAACAGATGATATACCTGATGGAACCATAGTTCCTTACGAAAGAAAAAAAAGTTATGAAGGTAAAGTTAGCAATGGCATACAATATTTGAATTTTAGAGGGCAACTAACAAAGAGTGATATAATTGTTTATCAACCCGTAGAAGGTACGGCTTTAAGTGCAGACCCAGATCAAATACCTACCGCACAGACAACTACAGATGAGTTTTTTACTTTACAATATGTAGTAGACAGATTAATAAATGAGTTTTGTCTCTATCCTTTATATGCTAAATATACAGATTCAGATTCAGGAATTAGAGATGTTTATGTAGGATTCGCAGAAAAACCAAGATGCTCTACCGTATCATTATGTAACTCCATAGTGGTTAGATCCTGCGATCCTAGAAAAATTCTTATATTAGGTAATGGAGCAGGAGATTACAGAGATAAAGAAATTAAAGTTACAGGAAAGAATTACGAAAAAGGAATAGCTTTAGATGGAATAAAATCTCATTATGGAGATTATATAGATTTTAGAAAGATATTAATACATAGAAATATAATATGGGAAGCTATAAATTCAACAATGCATACTGTTGAGAAACCTAGAGCTGGAGTAAATTCAAAAGATACTTTTATATTAGAAGAATATTTAAGAGTAACAGAGTTTTTTAAAAACATATTTACTACGATTAGCAACTGTACAGGTGGTTTTGTTCAACTAGGTTTGATAGTAGACGACGGGACTAATGACAAAGATGATTTAACTAAACACAAAATTTTGAAAATAGTACCTACCACTTTCGTAGATACCGGATTAGATATATGGAAATTCAATACTTTGAATGGTGATGGATCTACTAGAGAACTTAGCATTACTGCCGAATTACCTTCTACTGATTTGCATGCATCTTTAGTTAAAAACATATTTAATAATTCTAGAGTAACAAATGCTATTAGAAGCGATACCAATGACGGATTATCTATCAATGATTTAGAAGAGCTAGCTACTAGACTTTTAGATGAATACTATAATAAATTAATGCCTAGAACAAAATATAGTAATGAGACTTGTGATGCAGCTAGAACTTTATTATTTAATATAAACAAAGGAAGACCAACATCTTCTTTAGTAAATAATAATCAATATTTATGGCTCATGAAAATGAATGTCAAAATGGACGGAGTAGGAGGATGGAGAATAGGACATCATATAAACAGCAATACAGTTCCTCCAAGTTATACTACGGATAGAGATATTGCTTTTATAGTTACTAGAGTTCATCATGTAGTAGAGGGACAGGATTGGCAAACTGAATTAGAGTCCATTTGTACAGTTGTACCTCCGGGAACGCCTACCTTAGGAGCATAAAATAAAATAAATCATGGCTAATTTTTTCTATACAGAAGGCGGTTTTTTATGGGATGAAAATAACATGTCATACAAAGGATATTATTTTTATACCAACAGAATACCATACGCAGGTATAAACGGGAAGGATACTAGAAAAAGATTATTTTTAGAGTACGAATTTAAGAGAAGGGTATATTCTTCTCTTGGTTCGGAGCCCATGGTAGAGTATATTAACATAAATCCATACACACCAACAAAAGAAGTTATAGAAGAAGAAGGTCTTTATTTTAAAAGATATTTTTACCAAAAAAGAATAAAACCAATAACATCTATAACCGAAATTAAAAAAGATGATTATTTTTCTGCTAAAAACTTGCAGGATAACAAAAATAGACTTATATTTGCAGAAATCTATTGGAAAGTCCGTGGAGATAAAGTTAAAGTAGCGCAATTAAACAGGAATGAAGTTTTAAGTGCAGATACAACTTTTCCAGGACTTAAGAGGTTTATTGTAAATTATAATGAGTTTTATATAGATGATGGTTATTGAGAACGAGGATCAACTAAGGGAGGTCCAAACTAATTTTTCGGGTTCCTTTGTGTTTCCTATTCCGAAAGATATGTCAAATTTTTCGGAGGGGCTCTCTATGTTATTTATACATGACTACAAATCAAATGAGTCATATTCAATAGCATTACAACATGAAGAATTTAAATCAAACATAACATTAGAGACATTACAGACATTATTATCATTTAATTATGTAATAGCTTCATCTAAATACATCTTTGATTATTATTTCCCTAGTAAATTTTCAACCGAGTTCCCATTACTATATTGGCTAAACAAAGGAGATACAGATTATTTAGGAGATTTATATTCATTTACATCTAAGTACAAAAGATTTTATTATCCATCAACATCCTATAACATCTATATTCCATATTACATGTTCTTAAGATGTTTTAATAGTCAGCTATCCTATTTAAGCACATTGGATAAAAAATCATCTGTAATTGAAAAATATACATCTATTCTATCATCTTTAAATCATATTAGAGATAATGGAATATGCATTGACATTCCTCAAATAAATGAAGTTTACAATAAGAAATTAACAATATCTTTATTACATCCTAAATACATGCTATACAATGCCACAGGAAGGCCCGTAGGGACATGTAATGGTATTAACCTTAGCGCAATACCAAAAGATGAAAAACATCGCTTAGGATTCATTTCTAGGCATGATAGAGGGATATTAGTGGAATTTGATATTAAGTCATTTCATTTATATCTGATTGCAAAGGCCATTGGATATACATTAGAAGAAGAAGATGTTCACATGTATTTAGCAAAGATGTATTTCAAGAAGAATAATATATCCCCGCAAGAATACGATGAAGCTAAAAAAATCACTTTCACTAATATTTATTCTGAAAGGGGGGATGCTAAGAAGATTCCTTTCTTTAGTGCATTGTATAAATATAGGGATTCGATATATAGTCAAATGGTTCAAGATAAAGAAGTTATTGTTCCATACTGTGTAAGAACTTTAAAACTATCGAATCTAAAAGATGATTACTCCTACACAAAAGGAAAATTATTCTCTTATGTTATACAATTAATGGAAGTTGAACATTTTTTTGACATTATTAGTAAAATTATTGTATATTTGCAGTCGAAGAAAACGCAAATCGTATTATATGTGTATGATTCTTTCTTATTAGATTTTGACAGAGAAGATGGATTGGAAACATTAAGGGGAATACAAAAGATTATAAACGATTCTGGGTTTAGCTCATCTGTGAAAATTGGAAAAAACTATTTTAACATGAAATCTTTTGATTTGGAAAACATGAAAACATGATTGAGAGGAAACCTACAAAATTATTATGTACTTTTTGCCACCCGCATTTTATAGAAAGTACATTGAAGACTATTAGAAACACTTATGATATAACAAACGATAGTGTATTTGTTTTTAGAAATGCATCCGATAATGATGAACTAATTTTAAGTTACAATGTTATCAGAGAGGAAGATTTTACATTACTTCCGTCCACCCTTATATTACATAGAAATAAAGAAACCGGAACTTTATTCACTCTAAATGGCCTTAACATACTTATAGAGCAATCGAATAATGGTAAACTTGATGTTAATTATAAAATTGACTGGTATGCTTACGAGAATTGCCTAATAGTGACAGGATCTGATGGATTGAGAATAATTGACTTAAAGTTTCTTTACAAAAAGAATATTTCTAACATTTAATTTATATAGTTATGAGTAATTTTGCAGAACGTTTCAAACAAGAAGCGAGTAAACTTTCTAACTCCGGCCCTACAGGTAGAAAGAAAGGTAAAAACATTTTTGATTATATTTGGAGACCTACATCCGGAACTTCTACCATTAGGATAGTACCAAATAAAAGAGACCCTGAGTGGCCTTTTTACACAGTCTATCTTCATGGTAGAGATTTCGTTACAAAAATAGGTCTAGCCAATTATGAGTTTGCATCCCCTAAGACCTTCCAACAAGAAGATCCTGCCGAGATTTTCGCAAACAAATTGTACAGAGAAGATTATGAGAACAACAAGCAGTTTATTAAGTACTTCTCTCCTCAAAAATTTTACTATGTTCCTGTTCTAATAAGAGGAAAGGAATCGTCAGGAATCAAAGTATGGCCTGTAAACACTAAGACTTACGAGAAAATATTCAATATCATGAATACTATTTTCGAGGAAGAAGGAGAAGACTCGTCAAAAATCTTTGACTTAAAAATAGGAACTGACTTAGTTATTACTAAACCTTCGGGA